CTACAAGCCCTTTGCAGAAAATGCCACATCCAATTTGGGGATCAAAAACAACACAAAGATTTTTTAATTATCACACACCAAATAAAAATGAACAAATGAACATAGAATGGGTTAAAACAAAAGACATCATCCCAAACGAAAACAATCCAAGGATTTTGAAGGATGATAAATTTAAGAAGTTGGTACAATCAATCAAGGACTTTCCCGAAATGTTGGAGATACGCCCCATTGTTGTGAATAATGAAATGATGATTCTTGGTGGTAACATGAGATGGAAAGCCATTCAAGAAATTGGCATCAAAGAAATACCAATCATCAAGGCCGAAAACCTAACGGAAGAACAACAAAGGGAATTTTTGATTAAGGACAATGTTGGATTTGGTGAGTGGGATTGGGATGCGTTGGCCAATGATTGGGACCCAGGTGATTTGAATAAATGGGGATTGGATGTGCCAAACATTGATGACATCACAGAAACAAAAGATATCCCCGATGTGGGTGAAGTGGAATTTAGTGAGGAATTATTATTGGAACATAATTACATCGTTTTATATTTTGATAATCCATTGGATTGGGAGGTAGCCCAAAGTGTGTATGGGTTAAAACAAGTAAAAAGCAATGTCACTGAAAAAAGTCGTAAAATAGGAATAGGTCGTGTTGTTAATGGCAAGAATTTTATATGAACATTATTATACCGTCATACAAACGAAGCGATAATCTCAAAGGCAAAGATTATTTCCACATGGCAAAGTATTGTGTGCCAGAATCACAAAAGCAAGATTACATTAATGCAGTTGGTGAAAAAAGAGTGGTGGCGATTCCTGATCAATATGATGGGGATATTGTAAAAAAGAGAAATTGGATATTGAAAAACATCCCTAGGCCGTTAATTATGATTGATGATGATGTTAGTTGTTTAATGTATTGGGACAACAGAGATGAAAATTATTTATCAAAAAAATACCCATCTGATTTGTTAATTGATTTGTTTCAAGAGTTTGTTAGTATGGCACAACAATTTGATGTTAAATTATTTGGGTTAGCACAAAACAAAGATGATAGGCAATACAAGGAATTTGCACCATTTAATTTATCAAATATTATATTAGGGCCATTTCAAGGTCATTTGGATCATGATTTGATATTTGATGAAAAGGTTGGAAGCAAAGACGATTACGATATGGCGTTACAACAATTGAACAAATACAAAAAAGTATTGAGATTTAATAAATTTGCTTATGATTGTGAACATGGTGACAACAAAGGAGGGATTGTATCGTATCGAAGTAAGGACAAAGAAATTGAGTATTGCAAACGCATTATGTTGAAATGGGGTAAAAAGATAATTTCGTATGAGTTACCACCGAGAAAAATGACAGATTTATTGAACGCAAAAAAAGTAAACATACCAATAAAAGGAATATGAAAGCATGGAGAGAAACACGCGACACCATACCACATGACCAAGTGTGGGTATTAATTGACACCAAAGAGGTTGCCTATATTTTAGACGGACAATGGTATTTGTCAACAGATGATTCACCAATCAATGCACCCTATATGTGGATGCCAATTCCCCTTTTACCAAACGATTAATCATGACCCCGAAAGACAAAGCGAAAGAACTGGTTGACAAATTCACCTTGGTTGGATTGCAACAAAGAAACGAAGGTATTCAATGCGCGGTAATCATGTGCGATGAATTGTTATCTAATTCAACATTTTTATTGAGTAATGGGGAAATTTATTTTTGGCAAAAAGTAAAACACGAAATCGAAAACCTATGAAACTACAAACATATAAACGAACAACTTATATCAAAGGATATACCTTTGATGGAACGCATGAATCGGCAAAATTCATTATTGAAAAGATAAAAGAATTTAGCACCCCCGCATTTAAAAGAATTGTGTATCAACAAAATTTAATTGATGATACAATCAAGTTTGAGTATTATGGTTCAAAAATAACGCAAGGGGATTTTATAGAATTTGGAAGTCAAATTGACCCAAACGATTGTACTATTTGGTCTTCAAAAGACCTTGAAAGAAACAAATATATATTGGAAGAATAATTTGAAACAAATTTGACAATCATGGCAAATGATGAGAATTTAATACCACCAAAGCCAGGTGAGGTTAGAAACCCCAATGGCAGACCCAAGGGAAGCAAGAACCGAAGCACCATCGCACGGAAAAACTATCCCAAGAAGATTTGATAACCCTTGCAATGATACACAAGGCAAGGAAAGGTGATGTGGGTGCGTACAAACAATTGATGGATTCGGGATTTGGTATGCCCACCCAACAAATTGATGTTACCACTGAAAAACCAATCTTCAATGGTATTGATTTGGATGTGAAATAATGCTTCAAAAAACCACCGCTCAAACAAAGATTTCACAACTGCGAAAGCGGGTTAGAATCGTGCGTGGTGGAACATCCAGTTCCAAAACATTTAGTATTATTCCCATGCTTATCACATACGCGGTGCAAAACCCAAAGTGTGAAATTAGCGTGGTGTCCGAAACCATCCCACATTTGCGAAGGGGTGCAATCCGTGACTTTCTTAAAATCATGGACATGGTGGGAATGTACGATGTAAACAAGTGGAACAAATCTTCACTCACCTATACATTCTCAAACGATTCATACATTGAATTCTTTTCAGCGGATCAACCCCAAAAGTTGAGGGGTGCAAGGCGTGATGTTTTATTTGTAAACGAGTGCAACAACATAGATTGGGAATCGTACTACCAAATGGCAATCCGTACCCGCAAATTCATCTATTTGGATTACAACCCAGTGGCGGAGTTTTGGGTGGATAGCGAATTGGTAAACGACCCCGATGCGGAAATGATTGTACTCACCTACAAAGACAACGAAGCGTTGGATAAATCCATCGTGGCGGAAATTGAAAAGGCACGGGAGAGGGCAGAAACATCAAACTATTGGCGTAATTGGTGGAGAGTATTCGGGCTTGGTGAGATTGGAAACCTTCAAGGGGTTATCTTTTCCAACTGGCAAACCATTGACAAGATCCCCGAGGATGCAAGGTTGCTTGGTTGTGGTGTGGATTTCGGTTATACAAACGATCCTACGGCGATTGTTACCGTTTATGAATACAATGGTCAACGAATAGTTGATGAAGTCGCATACCGCACGGGAATGCTTAATTCGGACATTGCAAGGGCATTGCCCAACCATGTACCCGTTTATGCTGATAGTGCGGAACCAAAATCAATTGATGAGATACGGAGGTATGGAATAAGAATCAAGGGCGTAACCAAGGGCAAAGATTCAATTAACTACGGAATTCAAATCATGCAATCCCAATCTTATTTGGTTACATCCACATCAACAAACCTAATTAAAGAATTACGGAATTATTGTTGGGATACGGATGCCCAGGGGCGAACCAACAACACACCGATTGGAACCGACCACGGGATTGATTCATGGCGTTATCACGAAATGATGGCGTTAGGTATTCGTTCAAACTTTGGTCAATACGATATTCGCTAATTGTTAATTTCGTGTGGATTTTGTATATTTGCAACGACAAATAGCAATGAAAGTATTAATAGCGTGTGAGTATAGTGGTGCAGTACGGGATGAATTTATCCGTATGGGCCATGATGCCATGTCGTGTGATTTACTACCCACCGACAAACCTGGGCCACATTACGAAGGCGATGTTTTTGACATAATCAACGATGGATGGGATATGATGATTGCATTTCCACCATGCACACATTTGGCGTTGAGTGGTTCACAATGGTTTGCAGAAAAACAAAAAGATGGAAGGCAAGATGAAGCGTTGCAATTTGTACGGGATTTGATGAACGCAGACATTCCCAAAATTGCTATTGAAAACCCAATCGGAATCATAAGTTCACGAATAAAAAAATACGACCAAATTATCCAACCATATATGTTTGGTGATCCATTTCAAAAATCAACTTGTTTATGGTTGAAAGGATTACAACCATTGATTGCAACCGATGTTGTAGACAAAGGCGAGTTCAAAGAATGGATTGATAAGAACGGCAAAAAGAAACGCCAAGCCACATGGTATGCGGAAACATGGGGGAAAGGTGATTTGCGTTGGAAGATTCGCAGTCAAACATTTCCAGGGATAGCCAAGGCCATGGCAGAACAATGGAGTGGGCCACAATTAATTCAAACAAAACTATTATGACAAGCCAATACCAAGAAATACACAACTTAAAACAAGAAATAAAACGACTGCGATTGTTAGTAGTTGAAAACAAGATGGCCCATGACCGCGAAGTGCGATTGCTGAAACAAGAAATTGTCAAACCCAAAACGGACATCAACGATAACCCAACCACATGGGGTGAAGTGTTACGGGTTATTTGTGAAGTGATGGACATGACACCCGACCAAATTATCACCAAGTCAAGGAAGCGCAAACCAATGTATGCCCGACATATGTTCAACCACATTTGCCGAAAAAGATTGAACATGACATTCATGGAGATTGGCAACATTTCACACCTTGACCATTCCACCATCATTTCATCGGTTCGGGAGTTTACGGATATTTTAATAACCGATAAGGAGATGCAAAGGTATCACGCCCAGGTTCACACCATCCTACATGAAAGGTTAGTATAAACAATCGCCATTTTTGGCGTTTTATGGGTATATGATTGAAACAAAAACCATCATTGTACCCACGGAGTTGAAGGATGTCAAGTTGCATCAAATGTTGGCGTACAATGAATTGAAGGCCGATATGGATGAAACACAAAGACAATTGGAATCGGTTGCCATCTTTTGTGAATTGACCATGAGCGAGGTGAAGGCCATCCCATTTGACATTCTCAAAGATTGTGTGATTAAGATTTCCAAGATGTTGGAATCAAAACCTGTGTTCACCCCCAGGTTCAAAATGAACGGCATCAAATACGGCTTCATCCCAAACATGGATGAATTGTCAACGGGTGAATTTATTGACATTGAAACATACCAAAAAACCCCCAATGATATTTGGAAGGTGTTATCGGTTTTGTATCGCCCCATCAGTAAAGAAGGCCAAAACGGAAGGTATGAAATTGCCCCGTACAATGCGGAGTTGAACGCAGATTTCAAGGACATGGATTGCAACACGGCGTTTGGTGCGTTGCTTTTTTTTTGGAGTTTAGGAATCGACTTGTTGAATTCTACCCAGAAGTATTTGGCGATGGTGAGGAGGGGGGAAGTGTCGATGAAGTACGACTTACCGAAAAATGGGGATGG